TATAGATCTTTATGAAAATTGCGATTATTAATGATACGCACTTTGGTGTGCGTAACGGAAGTGACATATTCATGGACTATATGGATAAGTTCTTTACTGATGTATTCTTTCCTTATTGTCAGAAGAATAATATCAAGAGAATTCTTCACATGGGTGATTTCTTCGATCATAGGAAATATATCAACATCAAGGCTCTGAAACGAGTGGATGACTTTTTCACATCTCGACTAGATGAGTATGATATGACGATGGACATCATTCCGGGCAACCACGATGTCTATTACAAGAATACAAATGAGCTCAACTCGTTAGAAGAGATACTCGGTGGAAACGAACGGATTCGAATTCACATGAATCCTGTTGATGTTGAGTTTGATAATCTTTCGATTGGTATGATGCCGTGGATCTCTCACGAGAACTACGATGAGTGTATGGAGTTCATTCAATCTTCGAAGTCACCTATCATTGCTTCTCACCTTGAACTAAACGGATTTAAGATGATGAAAGGTGCGGCAGTTGCATCTCATGGTATGGATCCAAAACTCTTCTCAAGATATGAGATGGTTCTTTCCGGTCACTATCACACAAAGAGCGAAGAAGACAATATTCACTATCTTGGAACGCAATACGAATTGACTTGGGCTGATGCGGGTGATCCAAAACACTTTCACATTCTGGACACCAATACACGAGAGATTGAATCAGTTAAAAATAAACATTGCCTTTTTCAAAGAATTCGTTATAATGATACGCAATCTTTACCTGAAATATCAAAGGAAGATATTGAAGGAACATTTGTAAAAGTTGTAGTTGTAAAGAAAAAAGATCTCTATGCGTTTGATAAGTTCATTGATAAGGTTCAATCCTATGGTCCGTTTGACATTAAGATCGTTGAAAACTTCGACGAGTATTCTGGCGAGAATGTTGATAACGACAAAATCTCTACGGTCGATACTCCCACATTGCTCAACACTTATGTGGATTCCATCGAGACCGATTTGAACAAGGAGAAACTGAAGAACATTCTCTACGACCTTTATGTTGAAGCAAAAGACCTTGAAGCTATATGACTCATTAGTTTTACATCTTTTTTACACAATTCAGTGTTGACACTTTCCACTCTTTATGTCATCGTAAGACATAACATTAAGAAATATGGGAAAAGAAATATACAATAAACTAGGTGACTACATGATCAATGACAATTTCATTTTTGATTTGGATAGACAACCAACGGTTCATCATTTTGAAGATGTTATTGGAGAAAAATCTATTTTGGTTGCAGAGTGTAAAATGAACACACCAGAGAACTTTCCATCAAAACGCAATCGTGAGTATTTCTGCATAGAAGATGAGAACTATGATGGTAAGAAGATTGAATATAAAGAGTTAGACCCTTCTTGGAATGATTGCAATTATGAGTGGTTATACTTCCTTGTGTATGATAATCGAATTGTAAAAATTGGTATGACAATTACAACACTAAAAGACAGATACTCTTCATATTCATGTGGTACTTCTCGTGCAATGAAAAAAGGTTCTTGTTCTACTACGAATTTTATCATCTCGGAGTGTAATTCTCTTGCAGTGTCTAAAGGTATGAGTGTTCAAATCTATGGCCTTCCGGTAAAGAAAGAAAAGAAGATTACCGAACGTTTTGGTTTGAGAGAGGAATGCGTATATTCCAATGTTCGAGAACAAGAAACCATGTTGCAGAAAGTATTCAAAAATTACTATAATGAAAAACCAGTATTATGTGTTCAACTGGGAAAATGAAAGACCTAGATAAATTCTATACACATCCAGACATCGCAAAGATGTTTGTTGATAAAATAAACGAAGTAACAGACCTATCTTTATATGATATGGTTATCGAACCTAGTGCTGGCAGCGGCAATATTCTGCAATATCTTCCAGAAGACACCGTTGCATTTGATCTCGCTCCGGAGGCAGAAGGAATAATACAACAAGATTACTTAGAGTATGAGTCTCCATATCATCCTTTAACAAATCCTATAAACGTTGCTGTTGTCGGTAATCCACCATTTGGAACTGGATATATGAATCCTCTTGCTAAAGCATTCTTCAATCATTCAAGCTCATTTGCAAACATGATTGCATTCATTGTTCCCGCTAAATACCAATCATCATGGAAGGTTCATAAACAATTGGATAATCGGTTTGGACTATATTTTAGTGAAATACTACCCAAAAACAGTTTCGTAAAGGATGGAAAACCCTATGATGTAAACTGTTGTATGCAAATATGGTCAAATAAATCATTAGGTAAGGATTTAAGAATACGATCTGCTCCACCAACCCAACATGAAGATTTTGACATTTTCCTTACGTGCGATAATGTAGATAGAAGACTCATAGTAAGGGAACAACTAAAAAATAAAGAGTATTGGGAATTTGGATTAAAGTATTGGGGTAAAATTGGTTTGTGTGAGATAGATGATATTCCAGTAAACACCACAACACACTATTTGTTTGCATCAAAAAAACCTTATGTAAGAGATATATTAGAAAGTATTGATTGGAGTAAGTATGTAACAAATATGGGAGCTCCAAATATTGGGGGAAAATCTATTATTATCAAAGCATATGTTGAGGCAAAAAGAGACTTGCAATTGTCTCAAAATAGTGTATAGTAGTATAAATTATGATTCTGTTTAAGACTCTTACTTACCAAAATTTTCTTTCTACCGGAAACACTCCGACGACCATAGATCTGAATCGCAGTTCTGCCACTTTGGTGGTTGGTGCAAATGGTGCAGGAAAGTCAACGATGTTAGACGCTCTTTCCTTTGTTCTCTTTGGAAAGGCTCATCGTAACATCAACAAACCACAACTGGTCAACTCTGTAAATCAAAAGAAACTTCTGGTTACTTGCGAGTTCTCAATTGGAAAGACCGAGTATCGAATCGTTCGAGGAATCAAACCGGCGGTATTTGAGATCTATCGTAACGGTAAGATGATCAATCAGGAATCTCATTCCCGAGATTATCAAAAGGTTCTGGAGCAAAACATTCTGCATCTCAATCACAAATCCTTTCATCAGGTTGTGGTTCTGGGTTCGGGCAACTTCATTCCCTTCATGCAACTTCCGGCGAATCTTCGACGAGGAGTCATCGAGGATCTTCTGGACATCAACATCTTCACAAGAATGAATCTGTTGGTCAAGGAGAGATACACCACACTCAAAAATGAGATCTCACAAACCGATCATCAATTGGATCTTCTGAAGTCACAGATTCAACTCAAAGAAAAACACATCAAGAAACTTCAGGAGATTGATCTACAACAAGCCACAAAAAATCAGAAAAAGATCGACGATCTCAAAGAAGAGATCGAACTCCTTCGAGATCGCAATAACGATCTTCGCGAAGAATACGATTCAAAGAATCCGGACTTCGAAGCCCAACACAAAAAGGATTCTGACAAGAGAAAAGAGTTGGAAGGTTATCGAGGACAAATACGAAACAACATCAACTCACTTGTAAAAGATGTAAAGTTTTACGAGAACAACGACACTTGTCCTACCTGTCATCAAGAGATCGGAGATGACATCAAGAAGGAAAGAACCGAAGAGGCAAAGACAAAGGCAAAGGAGTTGAATATGGGTCTTGAACAGATCGAAGATTCTATTTCGAAGTGTGGTCAATCAATCGATCAGTTGACTCAAAGTCTCAAGGAGATGAGTGACATAATGAGTCAAGTCATGGTCAATGACAGCATGATTCGCAACATCGAAAAGGACATCGACAAGACATCCGCCGAGAAGACCGATACATCTCACATCGAAGAAGAGAGGGCTGAACTCGATGAAAAGAAATTTGATCTTGATCGAATGTTGAATCACAAGTCAGAACAACTTGAAAAGAGATCCTACTATGATGCAGTAGGAGAACTACTGAAAGATTCTGGAATCAAGACAAAGATCATTCGTGAGTATCTTCCGGTCATGAACAATTTGATCAACAAGTATCTCAACATTCTGGACTTCTTTGTTCTCTTCAACATCGACGAAAGTTTCAATGAGACGATCAAGTCAAGACATCGCGACGACTTTACCTATCCTTCTTTCTCCGAAGGAGAAAAACAGAGAATCGATTTGGCACTTCTTTTTACTTGGAGACAGGTTGCTCGAATGAAGAACTCAGCCAACACCAATCTTCTGATTCTGGATGAAACATTTGATTCAAGTCTGGATGCGGATGGGGTGGATAATCTGATCAAAATTCTCTACACTTTGCGTGAGGACTCTAATGTGTTCATTATCAGTCACAAACAAGACCTGTTGGATGGCAAGTTTCCAGCCAAGATCGAGTTCGTAAAAACCAACAACTTTTCAAAGATCAAAACCTAATTTTACAATTTTTTTACTACTTTTCCTATTGACATTAGAAAAAGAGTGATTAGACTTTAGGTATATGATTGAGAAAGATCTCGAAAACAAAGTTGTCACAAAATCCGGTTTCACCTACGGAAACTTGAAACGCGCCTTCGATGAACTCACCGAAGGTATGGAGAATTGGAAAGATCCAATTTCCACGAAAGTTCGAACTCGTGAGATTCGTCTTTATGAAGAAGCCTGCGAGTTTTTCACGGGTTCAAAGTTGATCTCCGGAGAAACCGATGGATCTGCATGGGGTCGAACGGAAGTTTCGGCCGCCGGTTACTACGCTGCCATTGGGGCGTAGTTTTACATCTTTTTTACCAAGTTTAGTCTTGTCTTTTAGAAATTATTCGAGTAGAGTATAACCATAATGAAACTGTTAGATTATCAACTCCAATCGAATGTTGCTCGTCTCTTGTCTCGTGAAAACATCACGGTGACTCACGAGAACATTCCTACTGCCGCATTTGACTTGCGGAATCGAGTGATGAAACTGCCTCTCTGGAAAGATCATGGAAAGGTAGTTTATGATATGTTGATCGCCCACGAAGTTGGTCACGCGATCTTCGATGATTATCCTCTTGTTCACAAGTATCTTTCGGATAATGGTTTTCCCGGCGTTCCTGATGGTCTCAATGTCATCGATGACATTCGAATTGAGAGACGAGTTCAGGAAAAGTATCCCGGCCTTCCCAAGATCTTTCTTGCCGCGTATCGAACTCTTGTTGAGAGCGATATCTTCAAACTGAAAGATCGAGACATCTCAAAGATGAGGTTTCTTGATCGTCTCAATCTTCACGCTAAGATCGGAACAATCGTTTCAATTCCTTTGGATGATGATGAGCTTGATTTTTACAATCGGTGTTACGCCGCCGAGACAACTCAGGACGTGATCGATCTCTTCGAAGAGTTTCGGGAGCGTCCAAAGGATGATCAAAGAGATGAACCGGAGCCCGAAGGTGATGAACCTTCTAACGATGAGAACTCTTCGGATGAAGATGGTTCTGATGATAAGAGTTACGAATCCGATCAGTTCAGCGATCTCGATGAGGATACTGCCTCGGACAATTCTTTGGGTAATGATTCAAGCGACTCGGCTGAGGGTGAAGAGGAAAACGGATCCAGTTCTTCGACTGATGAGTTTGAAAAGACTGATGAATCAAATGATTCTGAAGCTGCCGGAACTTCAACCGGGCCAGTCTCCGATGATCAGGATATCTCCGAAACTCTAAAAGACTTCAACGAGAATATCTCGGAGAACTTCGGTGCCGAAGACACTTACGGATATGACGCCGCCGAAAAGACTCCAACTCTCTTTCCGCTTCGGTCTACTGTAAAGAAGATCACGAACTCTTATGAGGATGTGATGAAATCAAGAACTCTTACAACTCACTGGCCTGTCCATCGTAAAGATCCACAATTCATTTCGGACTTTGCGGATTACAAGAAAAATGTGAAGAAAAAGGTTGGTGTTCTGATTCGTGAATTTGAAAGACGCAAAGCAGCGTTTCGTTACTCTCGCGCCGAAGAAGCTCGAGTTGGAACAATCGATGTCAATAGTCTTCACAAGTATCGTTATGACGATCAGATTTTCAAGTCAGTGACTCGTCTTGCGGATGGTAAGAATCATGGAATGATCTTCTACATCGATTACTCCGGTTCTATGGCGAATGTTCTCAACGATGTGATTGATCAGACTTTGAATCTGGTTTACTTCTGCAAGAAAATGTCGATTCCCTTTGAAGTTTATGGTTACACTTCTCGACACTCTTTTGATTACAAAAATGAAGTTTCGGCCGAAACCGAAATCAATCTTGACGGTTGTGTTCTCAATCATCTTATGAGTTCTGACATGTCAAAGACCGAATTTGAGACGGCCTTTGAACAACTCTACTTTCAGCATCGCGAAATCAATGGTCACTGGTGTTCCGCTCTTTCCCATTTCGAACAGATGGGTGGCACTCCTCTCAACGATGTGATCATGATTGCTAATCACCACTGTAACGATTTTCAGAAAAAGCATCGCGTGGATAAGTTGAATGTGATCATTCTCAGCGATGGAGATTCTCAAAGATCTTCTTCGAAGAAAAGGACGAGCGGCATCACTTCCTTCGAGGGAAAGAAGATCAATCTTCACCCTAGAGGCCGTCACTACTATGGTGATCGAAACTACTATACGTCATCTGATCCTCAACAGGAAACACTCCTTGCTCTTCTTCGTAAAAAGGCAACGGTAATTGGAATGTATCTTCCTTCGAGTCTGAAACAAGGAAAGAGAAAGATCTCTCTTGCCGGTAATTCTTCCGAGAAGTTTCGAAAGGAATACGTCAAGAACAAGTTTGTGAATCTTTCAAATGTTGGTGGATATGATTCTCTGATGATTCTGCCTCACAATCTTGAGATTCGTGATCTTAATGATGTCAATTTCTCAGAAAAAGACATCGCCGGTGATCGCAAAGCTCAGGCCAGACTTGCCAAGGAGTTCGCCAAGGTTCACTCCGAGAGCAAAAAATCCCGAGTGATTTTGACAAAGTTCGCCGAGTTGATCGCCTAACTTTTACAAATTATTTACACTCATTAGTGTTGACAATCGATCCTTCTTCTCCTACAATACTCGTATGAAAAATGGTGATAAAGAAATCCTCTCCGGTTTGATTCGAATGGTCAAAACCGAGGGGATCGATAATTGGTCGCGAAACACTGCGATTGATCTTCTCCGTTCTTATGAGAAATGGCAGAAGTTTGCCTCGGCGAAACAATCCGAGTTTGCTCGAAATCTACCAAAGTCAGCGTATGAAAAACTTGAAGAAAAGAAACGAGAACGTGAACAACTCGATAATATTCCCGAGGCCGATAAACTGCGAGATAAAGATCGAAAGGTCGTTTCCGGAAAGGTTATCTCTCTTAAGTGGAAAGATTGTGGATTTGGTTGGTATTCGAGTCAACAGTTAAAGGTTCTTCTTGATATTGGTTACGGAAGAAAACTCTGGGTTTCAGCTCCCACTCAAATGGAAGTTGGTGAGGAATGGTCTGCGAAAGTAACGATCAAAACCACCGACGATCCAACTTTCCTTATCGGTTCTCGTCCTTCGGGATGGGAACCTTTTACAAATAATTAACAACCTTTACTATTGACTTTTGAACGAATTTAACTAAGATATACCTATATTATGATGACTAAAACTGAAATTATCGATTTTCTCTTGGAATCGCGAGGAGTAAATCCTTGGGATGGAGAAAATCCTGTATCACTAACTACCAAAGAGATTAATGAGTCTGCTGCTCCTTTAATCGAGTCGGGTAAAATTGGTAAGTATGGAGTCAATCACCTCCTTCGCTCTGATGAATCGCGACTCGAAAAGGTTGGTCGTGGAGTGTATCATTTTCATCCTGTTAATTCGAAGTCAACACCAAAAGTTGCTGCTCCGACTCCTGCTCCAGTCGTTTCGACTCCCGCTCCGGAGCCCGTTATGAACTTCAGGGAGTCAACTCCGATCAATCTTCGGTCGGTGTCTTCGGTTTCCGATGATGAGGTTTATGTACCGACAAAGGACGATACATTCATCAAGTGGGGTGAGTTTTCCAAGATCAAAAAGATCATTGAGTCAAAACTCTTCTTTCCGACTTATGTTGCTGGTATGTCCGGTAACGGTAAGACCATGATGGTCGAACAAGCCTGTGCGGTCCTCAAGAGAGAATACGTTCGTGTTCAGATTTCACCTGAGACTGATGAGGATGATTTGATCGGTGGTTTTCGATTGATCAACGGTGAGACCGTCTTTCAGAAAGGTCCGGTTGTCAAGGCAATGGAACGTGGTTGTATTCTTCTCATCGATGAGATTGATCGTGCCACAAATAAGATCATGTGTCTTCAGGGAGTTCTTGAAGGAAAGCCCATTCTTCTGAAAAAGACTGGTCAAGTGATCACTCCCGCTGCCGGATTCAACGTGATTGCCACTGCAAACACCAAAGGTCGCGGATCAGATGAGGGTCGTTATACTGCGGCTTCGATCATCGACGATGCGTTTCTTGAAAGATTCGTTGCGGTTGTCGATCAGGAATATCCTTCCTATGCCATCGAGAAAAAGATTCTTCTCGCTAATGCCAAGAGTCACGATGTCGATGACGACGAGTTTATCGAGAAGTTGGTCGCTTGGTCAAATGTGATTCGAAAGACTTTTGAAGCCGAAGGTGTTGATGATGTCGTTTCGACTCGCCGACTCTGCCACATTATCAAGGCCTACTCGATCTTTGAAGATCGTCTGGGTTCCATCAAGATGTGCGTGAGTCGATTTGAAGAGGAAACTCGGGAAGCATTCCTTGATCTCTACACCAAGATCGATGAATCGACTCTTGATGAAAATGGTGAGATAGTCAGTGCCTCAACTGATACAATGGAAGAGTTGATTGAAACTAACGAGAAAGGAGACTTTACTTGTCCCTTCTAATGGAAACAAAACTAAAATACGCGGCATCTCGTAGAGAGTTAGAGGATGATACTCTCTACGAAGAACAACTGAAAACCTATCAAGAAAAAATGAAAGAAGGAGTCAAATACGATAAAGAAAAACCGGATTACTCTCTACTTCCGCCGTATGCTTTGGAAGATGTGGTAAAGGTTCTTACCTTTGGAGCGGAAAAGTATGATCGTCACAATTGGAAGAAACTTGACAACCTTGAAGATCGATACTTCGCAGCTGCTCAAAGACACCTTTGGGCAGTCATGCGAGGCGAAACACATGATCTCGAAAGTGGAAAACACCATTATGCTCATGCTATTTGTTGCATAATGTATTTACTTGAATTTTATTCTTTACAAAACACTGAAAATAGTATAGAGTCATAACATGAAATTATCAAATAAAACACTATCTCTTTTGAAGAACTACTCTACCATCAATGGTAATCTTGTAGTCAAAGAAGGTAACAAGATTCTCACGATCTCTGATAAGAAGAACATCATGTCTTCTGCCGAGGTCGAAGAGTCTTTTGATCAATCCTTTGGGATTTACGATCTCAACGAATTCCTTGGAGCTTACTCTTTGATTGAGAATCCAAGTTTGGAATTTACGACTGAATCCGTCACTATCTCATCTGGGGATTCGAGTCTCGTCTATCGATTCTCCGATCCAAACATTCTCACTTCACCCGAAAGAGAAGTGGGTCTTCCATCTACCGATGTAACTGTATCATTGACTGCGGAAGTAATCTCGAATATCCGTAAGGCGAGTGCTGTATTGAATGCTCCGGTTCTTTCGGTCACAAGTGAAGGAAACAATTCACCAATCGAATGTAAGGTGTTTGATCCATCCAATCCAACTGCAAATGTCTACAAGATCAAGTTGTTTGGATTGGTGTCATCCGAAAAGTTCGATTTTCAATTTCTGATTGAGAACCTGAAGATGTTGCCCGACGACTATCGTTTGTCAATCTCTTCTAAATTGATCTCTCAATGGGAAGGAATAAATAACAAAGTTAAGTATTGGATCGCTTTGGAGAAGAACTCTACTTATGCCAAATAGACCACCAAAAAAGAAAAATAAAACTATGAGTGAACAAACTGAAAACAAACCCGAGATTACACTAAATGATTTTTCGGCTATCATCCGAATTATCGATGTGGCATCTCGTCGAGGAGCGTTCGAAGGTAAGGAACTAAGTTCCGTTGGTAATGTCCGTGATAAGGTTGAGGCATTCCTATCTTTTTACGCTCCAAAGCAAGATGGAGAAGGTGAAGCAGCACCAGCTGAGACGCCCGCTGAAGAACCTGCCGTCGAAAATACTGAGGGAGAATAATCTCCCTCTTTGCCACCTTAGCTCAGTTGGTAGAGCAATTGATTTGTAATCAATGGGTCGTCAGTTCGAGTCTGACAGGTGGCTCCACTGGAAAGTAGCTTAATGGTAAAGCAGAGGACTGTTAATCCTTCGAGTGTAGGTTCGACTCCTACCTTTCCAGCCAATTTCTAACTGAATTAAATTATGAAAGCACATATCATTGAAGTAACAAATAAAGACGCGAAAACGTCGAGCAATGCGAGTTATCAACAGGTGACTCTGGAGGATGGAACACGATTCCTCTTCACTGAATCTCAGTTAAAGACTGCGAAGAAACGAGCGATGAACAACACCGAAGATCTTTGGCCAGTGGAAGTTTTCTTTCCGGCAGAAAAACCTTCGATCTTTAAGAAATTGTTTTGGTAATGGAAGAACAAATAATAAAAAAAGTCACTCCTTATAAAGATACTACATGGTACGTAAAGTGGGCAGCATGTGTATGCATTCTCATTGCAACATCTCTACGTGCCGCTGGTCCCGAACTTCATCTATACGATATGCTCTTTAGTATCGTTGGATTGTTGGGATGGCTTTACGTTGGATTGAAATGGAACGATAGGGCGCTCATTCTTTTGAATGGTGTCATTAGTGTCATATTGGTTGGAGGAATACTTAAACATTTGATGGAATGACAAAACTTCTGGCACTTTTGGTCTTTCTTGGCCAACCAATGGAAAATATTTTTCCTGAAGTTCCTCTTCAATATTTCAGAGTTCAATCGGTTCAAGAATATCAAATTACTGAAGATATTTCTTGGCCGGTTCAATTTCACTTTGATGAAAATAATAATTTGGAACTAATTGATTTTCGAAAAGAAGTTATATCTGCCAAAGAATGGACAACGCTTTTAAGTCATCTTCAGGAGTCCGGATTCTATTTGGATTCAAGTAATGTCTTTGATTATCATGCCGAGGAAACTTGGTTGAGTTATGAATATGTTGCAGAGATCACGTACAAAATTTATGAGAGAGAATTGTTGATTTTGTTTTACATTCAACACTAATTGTGTTATAACTATATTATGAAACCAGAAACTAAAGCATTAAAATTCATCGAAAATGTCGATGATAATTTACAAGCAGCAATTAAGACGCTGGAAAAGATAAAATTTTATCTTGAAGAAAACGCACATGAGTTGGAAAAAACCATCGAGAAAATACGAGACGAAACTGGTGGTGTTATCGCAGCCAAAGAGATTTTGAATGAAATGCGAAAAACAAAATAATTTCCTTCACATTCAACGTTAATTGTGTTATAACTATATTATGAAAAATGAATTTCTCTGGGTTGAAAAATACAGACCAAAAACAATCAAGGAATGCATCCTTCCCGATTCTCACAAGCGAGTCTTTCAAAAGATCGTTGACTCGGGTAAAATGCATAATATGCTTCTGACTGGTACTGCCGGTCTTGGTAAAACCACAGTCGCTCGAGCTCTCTGTAATGAGTTGAACCTTGAGTATCTTCTTATCAACTCTTCCGAGGAATCTGGTATTGATGTTCTTCGTTCGAAGATTCGACAATTCGCTTCTTCGGTATCATTGATGGGTAATGACTATAAGGTTGTGATTCTTGACGAGGCGGATTATCTCAATGCTCAGTCAACGCAACCCGCTCTTCGTGGTTTCATCGAGGAGTTCAGTAACAATTGTCGATTCATTCTTACGTGTAACTTTAAGAATCGTATTATCGAACCTCTTCATTCTCGGTGTACGGTTGTGGAGTTCAACACAAATAAGAAACAACTTGCCGAACTATCAGCAGGTTTTATGAAAAGATTGCAGTTGATCCTTGATGCCGAAAACGTCAAGTTCAATAATAAGATTCTTGTCGATTTGATTATGCGTTTCGCTCCGGATTGGCGAAGAGTTCTTAATGAGTGTCAACGTTACAGTTCTTCTGGTGAAATCACAGCCGATGTTCTGATTGGAATGTCCGATCAAAATGTCGCCGAACTCGTAAGTTATCTCAAAACAAAGGACTTCAAAAAGATGCGTAGTTGGGTCACAAACAACATCGATGTGGACTCTTCGGTTGTGTTTCGAAAGATTTATGATACTCTTTACGAGTTTGCACAACCACAATCGATTCCAAGTGTCATTATGACTCTTGGGGAGTATCAGTATCGTGCCGCGTTTGTTGCAGACCAAGAGATCAATACGGTTGCGTGCCTTACCGAAATCATGGCGTCTTCACAATGGAAGTAACGATAAAAGTTGTCACATGGAGAGTTCTTTCGGTACTTCTTTGTACATTGATGGGAAGAATCTGGTTTGGAGATTGGCATGTCACTGTCTTTGGAATCTTCATCTCAATCGTAATGATGTTCGTTCACTATGGGTTTGAAAAGGTATGGCCGACAAACTAACACCATTTACTTTCATCAATTCGATCAACGAAGGTCGTCGTGGTAAGAATCTTCTTAAAGATTGTAAGGCGGATTCGTCTACTGATCCAAACGATCCTTCTTCACCGGATAAGAGCTATGTTCCGTTTATCATCAATCGTGGTTTCTCCTATTTCTCCGATACAGTTCTCTTTGCAAATGAGATGAATCGTTTGTCGAATCTTCCGCATCGTATGCAGTATGACTTTCTCCGTAATGCAGTCAATCCAAGAAAGCGATTCTCCAAGTGGGCAAAGAAGAGAAGTGCCGAAGATGATGTAAAGTTGATTCAAAGTAAGTATAATTACTCACGTTCTAAGGCAGAATCGGTTTATCCTCTTTTTTCTGACGAAGAACTAGTCAAATTACGTAAATCAATGGATACCGGAGGTTTTCAAAGGTGAGTATATTATAAATATCTCTATGAATAATTTTATAGATGATTGGACACCAACAGATATGTTGGAAGTGACTCTGAACGAACCTGATGATTTTCTGAAGATAAAGGAAACTCTTACTCGGATTGGAGTTTCTTCCAAGAAGTTACCTAACACTCTTTTTCAGAGCTGTCATATTCTTCATAAACAGGGAAGATATTTCATCGTACATTTCAAGGAACTTTTTCTTTTGGATGGAAAGAACGCAAGTCTCACCGAGAACGACATCGAACGTCGAAACACGATCACAACACTTCTCTCGGATTGGGGACTTCTTAATATCGTAAACGATGCGGCCGCTCAACCACAAACCGATCTTCGACTGATTAAAATTATTTCACATAGAGACAAAGCACAATGGGATTTACAACCAAAATATTCAATTGGGAATGTCAAAAGAGTAGACACCCGATCAGATGTCAATCTTAAATGATATACGAACGGGTATATATATAAATACACATTAAATTTAATAAATGTATGTGTGTCATTGCTATCAAATACTTCGATGATATAGGCTGGGTAGGTGCTAAAAACCGAGACAGAAACTACTTACCGACAATCAATATCATACAGTCTAATCGCAAGGGAACGCAGCGTTTATACATTGACGACGAACTTACACGATACACTGAAGGTCTAAACGAATATGGTTTATGTATCTTATCTTCTGCGTTATCTGTAAAGGATGATGAAAAAGAAGGTGATAAGATTAATCCAAGGAAATTAAGAGGCAATCGGCCTGATGGATATATGTCGCCAGATGGCAAGACAATCAGAGACGCATTGTTAGAAAAGAATCCAATTGATGCTGTTGAATTGATTGTCGATAGAGAACTATCTGGTGCAACTGTAGTATTCAATCAAAAAGAATGCTATATCATTGAAGGTGGATTTAACATAAGAAAGGACGATGCTGATAAAGACAATCCTAGAAAGTACGTCCACCAAGTAAAGAAGATCGAAGCGAAGGATGGCACCTTTTTGGTAAGAGCCAATCACGGTATCTATATTCCGGAACTTGGTTATCAAAATGATTCAGAGAATTTGGATAAACAAAAGGCCCGAGATTCTTCTGAAAGCAGATATGCGATTGCTAGTGTTGGTGTTAAGCAGTGTACCGATCCAATGGAAATGATGAATGCGATTTCGAATTCTCCAAAGAAGGATAAGTTTATGAATCCCGTTCGTTTGGGTAATGTTGAAAAAGGAGATATGGTAACGACAGGCCAGTTGATGCTTTCCCCAAAAGATAGAACTATGCATTATAGACCGATTTACTCTCAGATAAATGTAAGGTATAATAAGATAAACAATCCAGAAGCAAAAACATTCTTTGAGATTGTATCCTCAAAGAAGTTGCTGGGTTTTAGGGAGTGGGTTCAATCTTAATTGATTATTTTTATAATGCATGAGTTGAGAAAGTATAAATACATAATGAATTTCAAACCACACGCCGTGGTTTCGAATGAGACGCCGAAAGGGTCTTACAAATAAAACCTGCCTAATGGAGGAAAATAAACATGACAACGACAACAACCTGGCCTCGTTCGGCCTTTATTGGTTTCGACCGAGTATTCGAAGAACTTGAGCGTGCCCGCAATGGCAACTCAACTTACACAAACAACGCATATCCACCACATAATGTCATTCGTATTGATGATGACAATTATGAGATTGAACTGGCAGTAGCCGGATTCGATGAATCTGATCTTGAAGTTTCCTATAAGGATAACGTTCTTACTGTAGAAGGAAATAAAGATTCAAGAGAACAAGCGGAATATGTCCATCAGGGCATCTCAAATCGTAAGTTCACAAAGACCTTTAACCTCTCTGAACATATCGAGATTCGTGGAGCCGATCTAGTCAATGGTATCCTGAGTGTCCGTTTGGAGAGAGTTATACCTGAAGATCAGAAGCCTCAAATCATTAAAATTGGTTCGACAAAAAGGCGCTTCCTTCGGGATTAAACACAACAAAGGAAATACAAAGGCGGGGGGAGAAATCCTCTCGTCTTTTTTTTAATTTTTCTATTGACATTGGGTCATAATAGTTTATAGTAGTTTATAGTTAAGATTCAATATCTTCTTTTTGATAACTTTGGATATCTTAACATAATATATAAAATATGAAAACAGACAGACATAATAAACTCCTCTTTATAGAGGATTGTAAGATAAAGAATATTCTTGGATTCAATTTGAATCTCCAACAATATTATGACCAGTTTGGACATGTCCAAACTGAAAATGAAGAATATGTTCGCCAAGATGAAAATTTCATGGGTTTTGCGTTCTATAGTCTTTATGAGTATGGGAAAGTCAATGATATGAATATCGGTGTTCGGGCCAATCCAGATGACTATGATTATCCTAAGATGAAACACGAAATGAATACTAAAGGTTTTGATACTAAGTATTTTCCCGGCAAGGTCAATATACGCACCGGAAAACCAATCAATGGGAGAGGTCGCATCAAAGCGATGATCGAAATTATGGAAAGAAGGGGAATACCGGAAAAGGATAGGTATATACCAGTTGCAGTAGTTGACTTAGAAGATCATCAAGAAATTTCTACTGGAATACGAGACAATACGACATTTACTGATCAAAATCCTCTCAAGATGGCGGATTGTGTAACGGCAGTCTTGGC